CTCTTCACCCTTCGGCGTGCCACTAATTTTGTCAAGTTCATCAAACATGAGAATCATTGACATGGACTTTGCCGCTACACACGAGTTAACAATCTTGCCGCAGTGACTGCTCTCATAGACGAGCTGATGACCGGTGTAGGTCGTCGCATCCGAGTCGCCGCCGAGACTAATAAACTGGAACGGCCAATCAAGTGCCTTTGCAATTCCATTCTTAATAAGACTCGTCTTACCAATACCAGGCGGACCCACGAGCAGAAGGCTCATACCACGAGCTCCAGGATTTGCAATCTTGCTCGCAATGAACTGGAGAATCTGGAGCTTCGCCTCCTCCTGTCCGTAAATCGCGTCTACCATACAACGACGAGCACGGTCCATAAAGACCCCGCACTTATCAGTACCATCTTCAAGTTTAACAGGCATTTCCTTGTAAAGACCGAAGGGGACACTTGTCAGCTTCTCAAGCCAAGCACGCAGCTTGAAATATTCTCCACTGCCTGCGTCGAGACTCTGAAGACTATTGTACTTATTGAGCACCATCGCCTGTGTTTCAGAAGGAAGATTCATAGAGAGAATCTTAAACATTAGAGGCTGCTCAGCAGCACTCGCAGTTGACTTCTTCTCAAGCGCTTCAATCATCTGCTTCTGCTTCACTTCCGTGAGTGCCTTGAACTGGTCAATCTGGTCATCAATTGTGTTCTCTTCAATTGGCTCTGTAACAAGCTTAACAAACTTCTTTACAATATCAGATTCCTTCTTCATATTATGACGCTTGGGAATCAGGCGCTCAGAATCATCTTCTAGAGCACCAATACTGATACTGAAGCCACCATTCTTGAAGACAGGCTCACCTTCCTCATCGTCCTCATCTTCCTCCTCGTCATCATCATCATCATCATCGTCATCCTCATCTTCCTCATCGTCCTCTTCTTCGTCCTCAGTTTCCTCCTCCTCCTTTCGCCGAGAATGCTTTTTCTTCTTTGGCTTTTCCTCTTCCTCCTCCTCTTCCTCCTCCTCTTCTTCCTCTTCCTCTTCTACCTTCTTGCGATGCGAGTGCTTCTTCTTCTTTGGCTTTTCCTCCTCATCATCATCACCTTCGGTTTCGTCCTTATCCCTTGACTCACGCGAAGATGACTTCTTCTTTCTAGCAAAACGACGCTGAATCTTTTCCCGAGCCTTTACAGCAGACTTTCGTACAGGCTTTTTTCCCATACGACGTACAATTGAAGAAACTGGAGCAATCTCCTCACTTGGAGATGTACCTTCAAAGGAGGAACTCTCCTCTTCTTCACTTTCCTCCTCAGATGAAGCAATCAGATCGCGGATATTTCCTCGACTATCTACACTTTCATCATCATCGTCATCACGTCCCTTGCGCCGCCGCTGCATATGTGAAGCCGGGCGACTCCGTGAGCCGGAGCCTACAGCATCCTTTCGAGGAGACTTGTCATTCTTCTCGGATGAATCCTTGGTGCTACGCTTCTTGTTGGTGGGCATCCTATGCTTTTCCTTCATTTTTGCTATTCTGAAAACGCAGTAGGCGGCGGAACCGATTCAACTTTTTGATTCGGGCTTTGGAAATTTTTAGTCCCTGCGATTTCTGCGTGACTTGCGATTATTGCGATTCTTACGGCTTCTGCCTCCATACTGCTTACGATTCTTACGTGACTTACGCCCCTTGATGAGGTCCTTAACCGCGTGATTAAAGTGACCCGTAATTCCACGTCCAATGCGATTCACACCACGCGCGCCAACACTGACTACACCCTTCGCTGTATTCGCAACCGCGCCAACTGTGTTTGATGCCGCCAATGTCGCATGCCCAAACGGGCTCCAGAGCCGACTGAGTAAACCATTTGAACGTCCATGTCTGCGAGTATTGGTCATTCTATTCTACATATGAAAAATATATTTATTTTTGCTCATTTTTGAAGATTATCACGAATATCCATCAATGCAAATCGACTTTTGGGAATTAGACTCGGAAATGCTTCTTTTGAAGAATTTAAAATCTCTTCAAGACGCACTCGGAGAACTTCATAAAGTCCCTTTCGCAAATGAACAAAGAAACTTGTATTTTTTTTATGAACTACTTTTGACATTTTCAAAAGACAATCCGCATATTCCTGAACTTCATTTGCCTTTCCTTCCTGTTTTCCAAGAATTGAAATATTTCCAATTAAGATATCAAATGTCTTTTCAAGTGATGCCAAATCGATTGTTTCCATAATTACAAGTTCTGCTAAGAACTGACTGTAGCCAAGACGATATTTCTTCTCAATATTTCGTTCAACAAATGCTTTGTAACTAACGGAGTCAGACTCATCTAAATCCTGGAAAATTGTTAAATATGTTTCGAAAAGCTCCTTCATTTCAGTTTGAATTATAGGATATGTGGTTCGGATTTCACTTAGGAGACGCGCATAGAGTGGGCAGAACATATCTTCCGCGGCTGCCTTCTTGAAAACGAGTCGCATAAACTCCTTTGTAAAATCAGTTTCACCACTATCAAGAATTTGGTAGAGGAAATCACGAATTTCTGTATATGTTGAAGGACTAAATTTATTTAATTTATTAAGAATAATTGTATTTAGAATTGTATCTTCAACCCCAGCATCTGTATTTTTAAAACGACTTTGATACTTTTGATTTACAGTATGACTCACTGGAGTATCCATTGATGGCATATTCACTTGATTATTCAAAGAAGAATTACTATTCTTCCACCGATTATTCATAGGTGAGTGCACGGCTTGTGGGCGACCGCGATTTTGAGTATTTCCGGATATTCCGCGTCTCCAGTTTGGTACTGCTTCATTTTCATGAAGTAAAGGATCAATTGCTCGTATCCGGGATTGAATCTCTTCTGATACATGGGGTGCACGATGTCTCATAGTAAGAATCGCCTGAATGGTCTCATCGGTGCTCCTTGAAGAAGACATCGCTAGTGTATAACTCATTTCTTTCTTTTTAAGTAATACGCTTTGCGGAGCATTATCAAATTTAACTCCTTTCTCTTGAAAAATGGATATAAGGTCCGAAATGGGTTCAGATGAATGGTTAAAACCACTCGGATTTCAACTTGATGAGTCACGTATTCTTTTTCTAAAGACTCTTAAAAACTTTAAAACAAACCCCGAAGCAATTCATGTTGTACAAGAACCAATACATGCCCTCAGGGAAACAGTGCTCATTACGAATGTCGAAAAAATTAATCGTCTTTTTCTTGAACTCAAGGGATTTGAAGTGAAACTCACCGAGTTTCGGACAAAACCTGAAGAATGGGAGGCGGAGAGTATTTCACAGCTCGTCTTTACACAAGAATGGTCAAAACCTCTAAATCAGATTCCTGTACTTCTTCCTGCTCTCTCCATTTTCAAAATCTATGTGGTACCTTTTTTCGCCGTCTTAATTCCCCTTGTCGCATGGATTCTACCTTTTCTCATTCTTCGATTTGTATTTAATGTTCCAATGCCTTTTAATATCTACATGACAACCTTATCGTCAATGTGGCTTGGTGGAAAACTCTGGTCATCCATGAATCTTGGAGAAAGGGCACGAATTCTCTTTCAAACCTCTTGGACCGCATTTGGTCTGATTCAAGGCGTTATTCAGCCGGTTCAACAAGCATTTCATATGAAGAAAATTGATGATTCAATTCTTGAACGGGGTCAGTTCTTTCAGAAATATGCGAACAAACTTACCGAATTCTTTACAACATATTCTGATGTAACTGGAAAAAAGGTTGAATGTCTTCATACTGAAATCTGGCCGACAGAAGAGCCAAGACAACTCTATGCGTATATTCGCGACCATCCTACGGATATTTCCTGGATTTCTCATTCCATTGCTTCTCTTGAAATCCAATGGCGACTTGCCATTTGTCCTGAACTCTGTTTTGTAAAAGTTACGCATACGAAACGACCTTCTTGTAAACTAGTCAACTTTTTTGACCCAAGTATACCTGTAAATAAACGAGTCACTTCTTCCTTCGTTTCCCGCGGGCACACAGTCCTCACTGGACCAAATAAGGGCGGAAAATCATCGATTCTAAGAGCTCTTCTACTCAATATCTGGCTTGCACAGACATATGGAGTCGCTTTTGCACATTCTGCTACACTAAGTCCATTTGCTTGGGTTGAATCTGGTCTTCGTCTTGTTGACCAACCTGGTGAGCAGAGTTTATTTGAACGTGAACTCGCTTTTGCTTCGAAAGTTCTACGGCGCAGCCAAAGTTCTGAACCAGGTCTTCTCTTATATGATGAACTGTTTCATAGTACAAATCCTCCTGATGGTAAGAAGACTGCGCGGCGTTTCTTAGAGAATCTTTGGAAGTCTCCATCTGTACTTAGTGTAGTCAGTACGCATGTATTTGAACTTGTAGAAGATTCTCCAAAACACGTACAGCGTCTCTGTGTACCCGCAAGTCTTTCAAAAAATGGGATTCGTTTTTCATTTACGCTTGTACCCGGTATTTGTAAAGTGAGTAGCGTTGACGAACTTTATAAGAAATTCGGATTCCCCGCGGGTAAACTGAGCACCTTAAGTTAATATTCTTAAACAGAAATAATGGCTACCAGTGGTTTTACGGAATCGCTTACAATCGGTATCACGCTTACACTTGTATTTGGCGCCGTCTGTTTTTATCTCTATAGCCGTCTAGTTCAGAATGAAAAGCGAGTCTCATTAATTGAGAGCATCCTGCTCGATGTAAAGATGTCAATGGAGATGGTCGGACAAAGTGGAGGGCGCGGCGGCAGCAACAATGAGGATGATATGGCTGTCGAACAGGTTGAACCTGTTTCTGGACCTGAGCCTCTAAGTCAGAATGACGTAGATGAATCAGAAGAGGAGGCTTACAAGGATGTTTTACAGCAGGTAAGCAGCCAGCCTGAAATGAAGACATTCGATCTTTCAGGCGCGAAACCTACCAAGGGTTCTGCAGCCGCGGCGGCGGTTGAGGTCACAAAGGTCACCCCGACATATGAGTCAATGACTGTAAAGGAACTAAAGGAACTTGCAAAGAAGCGTAATCTGAAGACTCCTCATGGAGCGGGACGTAAGGAGCTGACAGAGGCACTTCGCAAGACGGATGTCCCTGTACAACCTACAGTTGAGGGTGCGCCTCCTCTAGTGGAGGGTGCTCTCCTTGAGGATGAAGATGCTGAACTCACATCTTAAGGAGATATAGATGGACGCGAAGCTATTCCGCCTTCCAACGGAACCTTTTTTATACACAAGCGTTTCAGACAGTCAGTCAAAACAAGCATTCGTTCAAAGACTTACTCCTAAGGGTGTTTATGCCATAGGACCTGTGCCTGATGCACGTTTCCCCGGTTGGGCAGCACCAATGTCAGATGCGAGTCTCCTAACTGACTACAGAACACACTGTAGTGAAAATATTCCCGTTGGACAACAGTTTTCAGTGCATCAATGGTCGCAGCGTAATGCTGATACAATTATTGAGCTTTCTCGCCAACGCCAGAGCATGAATACGGGTGCCCATTTAGGATTCGATAATACAGTGGTGCCTCCTCCTGCGAGAATTGTACAGTGTGACCGTGATGGATGCAGCGCAAAGACAACAAACTTGCGAAACGGAATTGGTCAGGAGCGCCAAGAGCACGTTCCCCCACTTTTTGGTACATTTAATACGAATGTACCGCAAGAAACACAACATATGCCTGCGATTACACGTAGATTTGAGGGTGGTCGTAATTCCGCACGTGGGCGCACATTTGAGAACCTCGGCGTAAATGGTGTTGGAAGTGCCAATCTACAAGGCACATTTTTACGTGCTTAAGCAATCAATACATACTAAAACAGAATGAACAAAGGTACACTCTGTTTTGATATTGGAATTAAGAATCTAGCGTGGTGTATTACCACTGCTTCAGGTGAGCAACTCACTATTAATGGATGGGGAAACTATAATCTACTTGAGGAGCGAGCATCTGAAGGAGCAGGGGCTAAGGCTCCTAGTTGTATTTCATGTGCAGCAAAAGCTCGTTTCAGTTCATCTGTGGGTCTATCCTGTGCACGTCATGTACCTGTATCAGCTCCTCTTATTAAGGACGCAAGTGGTGTAGTTCTTACAAAGATGCCTTCTGCGCCGCAGCTTCGTGCTCTTCTGGTTGAAAAAGGTGTGAAGCCAATGCCGAAGACCAAGGAGGCTATGATTACCGCAGTACAAGCATTTGCGTCGCTGCCTGTTGTAAAAGTGAAGGTTCCGCATGCTGCCGCAATTGATGTAGCCCAAATCCATGATGCGATGCGCAGGTTTGTTACAAAGGAGCTAGTACCCTTTTTTGGTCTACTTGGTGAAGTTCGCCTAGAGAATCAGCCTGTATTGAAGAATCCTGTAATGAAAACTGTTCAGATGCTTCTCTATGCGACGCTACGGGATGCTTATCTAAATGCGGGTCATCCTATGATTCCTTTTAAATTAGTTCATGCTGGAATGAAAGTGAAGGGAAAGGCTACAGGAACAGAAGGCTATGCAGATCGTAAAAAAGGATCTGAGGAACGCGCAGAGGCAGCACTTCTTAAACAAACACTTGTCCGAGGCGCAGAGTGGTTGCTTTTTTTCAAGGGAAATAAGAAGCGTTCCGATCTTGCGGATGCTTTTTGTATGTGTCTTGATGCGACCCCTTCTGCGGCACCAGCCGCGGTAAAGCCCGCTTAAAAAGTCCTTTGATTTTCAAAAGAAGGAATGGCAACCATTCATGAAATGGAAGTAGTCTCTCGGCGCATGGAGGCACCCCCCGATTTAGGGTTAAGCGACGAGATC